AGACCGTTGGCGCCGCTGCCACCGGCGGCATCGGCGATGCCGCCGGAGCCGCCTGCACCCGCGAAAGCCCCGTTGAGGCCGGCGAGATTGGTGGAGGCACTGCCGGCCGGGCCGAACGCCGCCGCGCCGCCATAGGCCGCGCCGCCGGTGCCGCCGACCAGGCCGCCGCTCGGAAAGACGAGGCCGTTTTGGCCGAACTGGCCGGGCATGTTGAAGCTTCCGCCCGAGCCCGCGCCGCCGCTCGCGGAGGCGATGCCGGAGCCGTCCGAGGTGCCGCTGCCGCCGGGCGCGCCGCCGCTCGCCGAGGCGAAGGCGCCGAAACTCGTCGTGCCGCCGGCCAGTCCCGAGCTGCCGCCGGCGCCGATGGTGATCGCGATGGCGGTGCCCGGGGTCACCGGAAAATACCCCTCGGTATAGCCGCCGCCGGAACCGCCGGCGCCGGCGCCGCCACCACCACCGCCGCCGCCGCCGCCCGCGCCCCAGACCCGCGCGCGGACCTGCGAGATCCCGCTCGGCACCGTCCAACTCCCGCTCTCGCCAAACGCCGTCATGCGCGAAACGCCTGGCGTCAGCGCCGGCAATTTGAAGGGAATGAACGGCGCGGTCGGCAGTGTCGTGATGTTCGCGGCGGTGAGGCTGGTCGCGCCATAAGCGACGGTGACGACATAGAGCCCGACCCAGCCGCTATCGACCGGCGGCGTCGTTTGCGTGCCGGTGGTTGCCGGGGCGCCGGATTTCACCTGCAACTGCACGCGCTCGATGCGCGCGGTGTTCTGCGCCGTGCCAGAATTGGATGGCCCGCTATAGGGCTGCGCCGGATTGGCGGCGTTGTAATAGGGAAGAACGACGGGATCGGTATCGCTTTCGAGGAAGGCGGCCTCGATGAGATAGGCGATCGAATCGCCGGAGCTGGTCGGCGCGGTCAGGGTGAAGCTCGTCGCGGTGGTGTTGACGCCCATCTTCACCAAGGGATCGGTGTTATCGGCGGGCAGCGACCCATAAGCGAGCGGGTCGATGGTGGTGAGTGTCGTGATGCTGCCTGGACCGACGGTGACGGTCATCGACGCCGGCGAGGTCGGCGCGCAAGCGAGCCCATCGACGACGGTGTTGCTCCCGAGTGTCGCCTGCACAAGATAGCCGAGGGCGATGAGGGCGTTGCGATTGATGGTCAGAAGATCGGTGTCGAGCGGGATCGCGCCCGGATAGACGATGTTGCGGTCCATGGGATCTCCTCTGCCGGCGATGGTGGCGGCGCCGGTTGGTCAGTTGCTGATGCGGGTCCAGGCGATGCTGGCGGCGGGCATCACCGCGGCGATGGTCGCGTCGATGTCACCGTCGCTGATGCCGAGACTGGCGAGCGCCAGATCGGCGTATTCGATCGGCCCGATGCCGTAGCCGCCGCCGGCGTTCCAGCCGGCGACGTTGGCGATGCCGTTTTCCTGCGGTCGGAAGGCGGTGACGAAACACTGAAACGGCAAGCCGAGATCGCCCCAGCCGCCGGCAACGCCATAGCCGGCGCCGCCATGGTTATAGCTGCCGGTGTCTTCCGGCCGTTCGGGCTCGAAGATGACCGGCGCGCGCCCGGTGAGATCGACGATCGCTTGCGAGAGCGCGGCGCGCGTCGCCCGCGGACGGAGGATGTCCTGGTCGATGCGGTTACGAAACGCGGTATCGCTCTCGCCGGGATCGCGCGGCAGGTCGCCGCCGAAGAAATCGAGCGAAATCATGTCGAGAAAGATATCGGTCGCGGTCGCGATCCGGGTCTGCAATGTCACATAGGCAAGCAGGCCATAGACAAAAGCCCAGATCGCGCCGATGCCGGCGAGAAGTGCCGCGAGGATCGGGCTCGGCGTGCCAAACCACGGTGGCAGGACGGCTTTGATGCGTGCCGCCATGTCATTCTGATCGCCGGTCGCCATCTCAGTTCACCACCACACTGGACGCCTTGATGACGCCGGTGACCGGCGGCACGAGATCGGCATTGACCCCGTTGATGTTGAGTGCTGTGACGTTGGTGACGGTGGGGTCGGCATCGTAGGCGAGTTGCGCGAGACGCGAGATCGGCAATGTCGCGCCGATCGGGAGCGCGTCGACGAAGGTGGTGATGGCGGTGCTGATTTCACTGGCGACGGTGGCAAGCGAGCCGGCGGCGGCGAGCGTCACGTCGAGCGAAATCGCGGCCTCGATCAGGGTCGGCGGCAAGACCGCGTAGCTCGATCCCACGGGGCGCACCGCCTCGATCGCGGCGCTCACCGTCGCAATCAGGCTCGCCGGCGGATTGCCGCTGCCGTCATCGATGGTCACGGTGAAAAATCCCATCCGGGTGGCGCCGGCGGGATCGATGTTTTCCTGAAGAAGATAGGTGAGGCCTTGCTGGATGCCGGCGATCGCGTTGCCGACCGCGATCGGGGTCGCAAGCGACCGGGAATTGATGTAGTTGACGAAGCGGGCGCGAAACGCGGCATCGGTCTCGGCGTTGGTGCCACCGACGAAGGCGAGCGGGTTGCTCACCTGGTCGATGCCGGGAATTGCGGTCGCGAGCAAGGTTATCGTATTCGGCTGCACATTTCCGGCCGTCCCCAAAGTGATGGCGATGACCGGCACGCTGACCGAGGCGACCCCGGCGGCGATGGCATAGCCGTTTTGCGAAGCACTCCAGGCGGGGTTGGTGGTGACGGCGATCACCGCGAAACTCTGCGTGCCATCCGCGGTTCTGACCCCGGCGCCGACCGGGATCAGCGCCGCGTTGCTCGGCGTGAAGCGCGAGAAGGTGACGCTCCCGGCGGCGGCGATGGCCGGAAGCCGGGTCAGGCCGTAATCCGCCATCCAACTGTCGAGATCCGCGCCGGTGCTGGTCGCGGCGCGGGTCATCGACAGCACCTGGAGGATGAGCCATTGCAGCCAGAGGGCGACCGAGCTGCTCGCCTCGAGCACCGCGCGGAGCACCGAGCCGACCGAAAGGTCGAGCAAAGCCGTGCTGGCGCCGGCGACAGCGGCCGCCGCGTTTTGTACGAGGGTCGCGAAATTCTGTAGATTGAGCGTCATGATGGGTTCCGGATTCCGAACGAGAGCAGCTGGGTCTGGCCGCTTGCCGCATCGACGTAACTGATCATCACGGCGATCGCGCCCAGCGTGTCGTAGGAAACTTCGACGCTGGGCGAGGGCGTTTGCGCAACCGCGCTCTCCTTCGCCAATTGGGTGCGAATGATCGCCTGGATCTGGAGCGGATTGGCTGGCTGGCCGACGAATTGCGCGAGCCCGGCGCCGTATTGCGGCTGCCAGATATAATCCCCAGGATTGGTGAGAAGCCGGCGCAGGACTTGCTGCTGGACCCGGAGTGCTCCGCTTGCGAGCGCGAGATCGCCGCGCGCGTCGACCGCGAGATCATTCCCCCATTGCTGGAAGAGATCGTTCATGAACGGAATTTCCTCTTGGTCTTCAGTTTTGCGGGGTCGGCGGCGAGGTCGTGGTGCCGGTCACGGTATGGGTGTGCTGGTCATAATCGGCGCGCAGCGAGGCGAGCGTTCCATGCCCGTCGGCGACATTGCCGGTCGCGGTGATAGTGCCGGAAACAGCGAGATTGCCGGTGACATTGAGGGTGGTCGCATTGACCGCGATGCTGCCGTCGGCAAGGAGTTTGACGAAACTGCCGGTCTGATGGAGCAGCCAGAACTCACCGAGAGGCGCTTGCGGCGGCGGCGCGGCGAGGCTATAGGCGCCGCCGACGATGATGCCATGCTCGGCATCGCCCTCGTGGGCCACGACCAGAACCTGATCGCCGGGCGAAGGGGGTGCCACCATGCCCCAGCCATTGCCGACCCAGAACGTCAGGATCGGCAGCCAGCCGCTGAGCACGCCTTCCGGCTGCAACAGCACGCGCGCGGTATAGGTCGTCGGATCGACGCTGCTGACGAGCGCGAAGCGCGGTTGCGCGATGGCTTGATCGAGCGCGCCGGCATGGGCCCGGAGCGCGTTCAGGAACCGTTCCATGCTGGTCTTCCGATGCGGGGTTTCACGGCGTCGTGGTGCCGATGACGAGATTCCCGGGCGGCGTGAACTGCCGGCCCGGGGAGGTGTTTTTCGCGCGAATGCGTTCGGTGAAGCCGCCATCGAAGCGAATGTCCCGCTCGATGGTGTCGATGTAATAAAGCTGATCGAAGGCGGTGCCGGTGCCGGTGATCGCGATCATGTCGCGCGGCGTCAGCATCAATTCTCCGGGGAGACGCGCGATCACCACCCGCTCATGCAGCGTCAATTCCTGCGCCTTCGCCGTCGCATAGCGCAGCGCTTCATCAGGGGTGAGATTGGGGCGCACGAAGACGTAGCTCTGTGGCCGAGCCCCTTGGCCCCCGAGGCCCGAGACGCCGCTTGCCGTCACCGTCTGGGTGAAGGCGCTGCCTTGGCGGCTGCTCCAGCTCTTGACCGTCACCGCAATATCGCCGGCGAGGGTCAGCGCGCGCTCCATGACGATATCGATGGCGTTGGCGCCGCCGGCGCTATCGGGATTGGCGGAAAGCGTCAGCGCCGGGAGCGAGGTTTGGGTCGGGGGCTGGAAATAAAGTGTCGTTCCTTGGACGAAGACATCGAAGCCTTCGCGCTCGGCGAGCCAGACCAGGAGATTCCATTCCGTCGTCGCGCGGGAGAATTGATCGAGGGTGATGCGATCATGTTCATTGTTGTAATAGCGCCCGACCGGCGTCGTCGTCGGCGGTGCGCTTGGCAACGCCTTCGATCGCGTAATCTATGGTGCGGTGGCGGATTTTCTCAATATGAGCTGCTGCGGAATCAACAACCCATATTCGTTCAATGTTGCCGATCTCTTGATCATGCTGATGCGTATGGTGGCTTGAGGTTGCGATCAGGGAGCTTTCCTTTTCTTACAATCTTGAATGAGATAAACTGACATCTCATTGGAGATTACCATGTCAGTCACCGGCACTCGCAACGCGTCAGGAACCAAATCGAAGCACGGGCTAAAGGCTCGGCCCAAAGCAACAATAGTTGAGGCAACTCTTCCAGCCGTAGGTATCGAAGGCCGTGCCAGATTTCCCGTCAGCTACGGCGAAGTCTATCGCGCAACCCACGGCGAACGCTTTGAGTTGCTCAGTAAGGGCTTACGGGCAAACG